CCAAGTCAAAGAAATGCGTCCGCCGCCTGGTCCGCCGAGTCCGCCGCCCGGTCCGCCGCCCGGTCCGCCGAGTCCGCTGCCTGGTCCGCCGAGTCCGCCGCCTGGTCCGCCGAGTTCGCTGCCTGGTCCGCCGAGTCCGCCGCCCGGTCCGCCGGGGCTTCTATTCAAGAACAAATATTAAACTATGCTGTTGATTTGCTGGAAGCGGAATGAAAAATCTATTTCCGAAAGCAAAACAAGTGGCTTTATCCTCAGCTTTACAGTGGCTACCTTCTGGCGGGAAAATTGAAGGAGATGAATATAGGTGCCTTAATCCACTCCGGGTCGATTCGACCATAGGCTCTTTCTCTATCAATCTAAAGTCCGGGAAATGGGCTGACTTTGCAGACGACATGAGCGGGAACGATCTCGTGAGTTGCTACGCATACTTGAACCGGTCAAGCCTTGAAATGGTAGCTAGAGACTCAGGGTATAAAAATATTGAGGGTGGAATCCAGGCGGAAGCCGCGAGGGAAATTATCATTACCTATGATTCTTCTTATTTCCCTGGGGTAGATGATGACTTCTCCCGGCCTATAGAGCAAGAGAAAAAAGGGCCATGGGACGGGTTCACCCAGATAACTACGGGGCTTAGAGATGCGATTGATCCCATGGAAACCCTTCTTTATCACGAACGATATAACGGGGCTTATTCTAATCATTGGACGTTTACCGATAAACGAGGGAAACCTATGTTTATCGTTGCTCGTTACTACAAAGAGAAGAAAAAAGAGGATAGGCCGTTTACGCCGTGGACGGATGGGACAAACATTCGATGGCGGAGTAAGAACCTAGAGGGGGTATTACTCCCCCTCTATAATCTGGTCGGGCTTGAGAGCAATCAGAATCTTCCGGTTTTATTACTTGAAGGGCAGAAAAACGCAGAACAATCAAGGACTGTATTGGATGGACTTTTTGTCACTTCCAGCGTCTACAGGAGTCCGAAAAAAACTGATTTGGAGCCGTTGAGGGGGCGAACTGTTTATTACTGGTTTGATCCGGATGGCGCCGGACGGAAAAAGCTTAAAGAGATAAAAAAGCTTTTGACGGACATTGATTGCCGTTTTTTCGCCATTCATTCCCCAGTTGGCAAGCCTAAAGGCTGGGATATTTCAAACGCTATAGACGTAGGATGGGGGGCCTCGGAAATTTCTGAACACATAAAAGACCAGCAAGGGAAGCCGCTGGATAGGGTCCACGTGGGTGACTATGTCGACGATTTTCAGTGGCCGTTTAAGATTGTTGGGCAAAATTCAGAGAACATTTTCTTTTTCCCGAAGGAAACTTGCATTCTGATGAAGTTTAAAAGAACTCAAATAGGGAAATCTTCTTTAATGTCGTTGATGGACGTTAGAAATTGGGGAGACTTATTCCAAAAAGCTGAGGGGAATGGGGTCGATTGGGATATGGCGGCAAATGAGATATTGAGGAAAGCGAGCCAGGCCCCCATTTATAGTGACACCATGGTTAGGCGATCAGGGATGTGGAGAGACGACGGGAGGTTGATAGCTCATGCCGGTGATAAGCTTTTTATAGACGGTGAAGATGTCCCACTTTTTGACGCCGAGACAGAATACATCTACGAAAGGAACCGGAGGATTCCATTTTCTATCGACAACCCATTAACTACGGAGGAAAGTGCCGAATTGGCTAATGTCACTCAATATTTAGATGTTGAGAGCCCAGAAATGCGGTTGTTTTTTTCGGGGTGGCTGCTCCTCGCTCCTTTTGGTGGAGTTCTTGGATGGAGACCGTCAGTTTGGATAATAGGGGCAAAGGGGTCAGGGAAAAGCCATATTTTCAGCAAGATAGTTGATCCTATAATAGGAGATTTTTCCGTGTCCAGTCTGGGGTCTTCGACCTCAGCGGGGATAAAGCAGCACCTTGACAAGACTTCAATTCCGACCGTTATGGATGAGTTCGAAGGGGATAACCAGAAGAAAAAAGAGTTGATCACCGACATATTGAACGTGGTTCGTCAATCTTCAAGCGGGGCGGATTCAACTTATCATATATTGCAAGGGACAGCAGACAAAGGCGGGACCACTCTGAACATTCAGTCAATGTTTATGTTCGCTTCAATCGGGGCCAACTTAGTCCATTCAGCCGACGCATCGAGAATCGCATTAGTTAAGCTTAGGACTCCTTTGAAAGCCTTGAAAGAAAAGAGGAACGCCCAATTTAAGAAAATGGTGACGGCGGAAAAAATGATTACAAAGGAGTGGGCCTCGTCTTTTCATGCAAGGACTCTTCGGTTGCTTCCTACCGTGATTAAAACTGTCGAGCTTTTTAGGGACAGAGCGATGTTGACTATGGGCACTAACCGGAGCGGGGATCAATACGGGACTCTTTTGGGTGGAGCTTGGATGATCAACCACGACACAGTACCTTCTATTGAGGAAGTAGATAATTTTTTAAGAGAGCTTAAAGTCGAGAGTAACGAAGCATCTAACAGGGAAGACGAGGCAACCTGTATGGAATACATTTTATCCTCACAGATAGAGGTGAGTAAAGTGAAAAAGACCGTAGGGGTCTGGCTCCTTTATTGGTTTTCCAGCCAAAGCATTAAGCAATTTACGGTCGATGAGTCGTTTGGGGAGTTTAACTTTAATGTAACAGAAGTTAAATCCGTACTTGGAGAATATGGGATCAAACCAATATCAAGGACTGGGCAGAAAGGCCCAAAGATTCAAATTGCGGTTAACCACCCTAATATTAAGCGATTTTTGAGGGAGACTCCGTGGGAGGAAAATTATTCGGATATGATCCAAAGGTTGAAATTCTGCTCTCGCGGGTCTGGATCTACCCCTTTTGGCTCTCTAGGGAGAAAAGGGTTTAGCGAGTTAGATGCGGTTGAGCTTTTTGCAGAAGATGAGGTGCCATTTTAATGCGTGATTTTGATAGGTTTAATTATTATCGATGTGTGGTTTTGGGGCTGGACTACGCTGTAAGGCGTGACCGGTCATCGACGGATGTTACGTTTGAAGACGGCGTCAAGTATACAGAAAAGGAGCAAAAGATCATGGAGAATCGGGAGATTACGAAAGAGATACACCAGTTTAAACGGGTGTTTGATGGGGAGGTTGTGGGATGAATGTTGTTAGACTAGGGATTACGCCGGGGCCGATTGAACTGGTTGCTGTCTCAGGACCGGGACAACCGAAAAAATTAGTTCCGTGTAAAGAACGTCAAAGCCTTTTGACCATAATAAACGAAGACGACAGCCACAAGTTTGGGGCAGTTTTCAACGACGCCGATGCCAAACTTTACGCCGCCGCTCCGGACCTGTTAGAGGCCTTGATAGACTCAACAATCTTGCTTGAGAAAAAGGTAGGATCTGGAAGATGCAACCATACTATGGGGATATGCTTTTGCGCTGACATGGCCGGTTTAAGTAAAGCTCAAATCGCCCTTGAAAAAGCTACAGGGCTCGCATGGCCAGAGTTGAAGGATCGATTGTTGGAGGTTGTGGGATGAGCAAATCAAGGGTAACAAAACAAGTCTTTTATGTCGACATTGTAGATGCTGAGAAAAAAGGGGTACCTCGAGCTTTCGGCTGAAAATATATTTTTTAAAGAAGGAAAAGAATTAAAGGTCGAAAACCCCCATTTTGATAAAGATATAGCTTTCCTTATTGATGGCTACATTTACAATAAGTGTGTCTGTGGGGCGACCGACGACGAGGATGCCGAGGTACAGGGGTGGGATTATTGCCCCTATTGTGGAGATGAGGTTGCCACATGGGTTTCCGAAGTACACAAAACAAGGGAACTCGCTGAGGCTAGCGCTCATAGTGAAGCCCTTGAGGTGTCTGAGGTTCTTCGTCTTTTGGTTGTTGAAAAACAGGAGGTTGTCGATGATTGAAAGAAAAGGATGGGATGAATTTAGGAAGACCGGGTTGCTTTTGATAATCAACCAAATCCTCCATATCTTTGGATGGGCGATAGTTATGGATATGCAAGAGGGGGAAGTTGTATCCGCTTATCCTGCCAGGGTTAAATTCCGGGGGTTTGCTGGAAACTGCGTAGATGAAGCTTATTTACACATATCCCAATATATGAGTAACAACCATAATGAATTATTGAACGAAACCATCGAAGGGATTCCCCCGGAAGAGGAGCCAGCTGGAGCCTTTAAAGATGGTTGGAATCTTCTAACTTTGGAATCCGTCCCTCCTGATATATGCTCAGGGAAATATGAATTCCACGAGGGAGACCTTTCAGTCAACCTTTTTGGTAAGACTTGTCAGGATTCTCCTCCTGAAATACTTTGTTGGCTCTATGAAGCGGCAAGGGGAAATAAACCTTGCCATCAGTTTTATTATAGAAAAAAGGGGTGATTATAATGCCTAATTTTAATCGAGCAACAAGGGGTTTAGAATTGTTCCTCATTTTGGAACGGATGGAGAGTGGATTACCAGTGAAGACTGATCTTGAAAAACTGATAGAGAAGACGGGCCGGATTGCCTTTATCTCAGGGCTCCTTTACGGGGTAATGATAGGGCTGATTTTTGCAGTTTTTTTATATGAAACTATTCAATTTTAATGAGGGAATAACCAATGATTGAAAGCTATACAACAGAACGATTTTACTGCGTTTGCGATAAATGCGGGGCGGAATCCGACGACATGTATGACAAGGAAGAAGCCATTATCGAAGCTGAAGTTCAAGGCTGGGAAATACAACAGGACGGGAAATGTCTTTGCTTTGTGTGTGCGGTCAATGAAAGAAATAAAGCGGAGGTTAAAGATGCCTAGGATCTTACGTAATACATTTATTTTTATACTGTCGGTATTATTTGGGATGCACATCGGAGTGAAGGCAATCATAGTGGCAATGCATGAATCTGCTAAATCCGGGGATTATCTTGAACTTGATGATTCCTGTTTCATCATAGAAGAAGTGGACGTAGACGCTTTGACAAGGGAGCCGTTATGACCAAACAGATTATAGAAAAATTTTTAGATAAGGCTGGCGTTACGCCTGGACCGTGGTTCACGCGAGACTTCTCCCCTACCCCTAAATGGCCTGATGATGAACGTCAAGAAATAGGTTTCGGAAACGACGGCGAGTTGATTTCTGAATGTGTTCCGGTAAAGGCTGACGCTCACGTATTAGCCGCTTCCCGTGAAATGCTGGTGACTTTGATTGATATAACGTATTCGCAGAATATGTATTATAGCCACATGTTTTTAGAATCAATCTCAAACAAATTTTTTAAAAAAGAGCATGCTAATCAAATTGAGGTTATCGAATCAGCCCTACCCGGCTACACCTGGGAAGGGATCAAAGAAGAATTAGAGAGGATGAAGGATGAAGAGACTACGGTTTAAAGTCGAATGGGAAGCAAAAAATCCGGATACAGGGGAGATCATATCAGGTACAGAGTCGGAGGGCTCATGGTTCCTTCTTGATCAAAGGGGGGAATTCTTCTCCTATGGTCCTCTTCGCCCTATATCAAAGTGTGGTGATAAGTATATTTCCCTAATTCCTAAGATAAAGGTCGGTGACGAATACTTGTCAATTGAAGAGATAGAAGCACTTATCAAGGAGCGATAAAAAATGGAAGATAAAACATACCCAGAAACGTACACTATGGGATTTGGTAATAAGGAAATTTATGCAGTTGATAAGATTACAGGTAATCCTTGTACACGAGATAGCTGTGAGTTTCATGATGGTAAGATGATGCAAAATTGCTCTTATTTTAATCCTGAAGGGTGTAAGTATGCTAAACTTGTTCCCCTATCCGTCACCTTTGAATTGACGAAGGAATGCCCGGAGTGCCAAGGGAAAGGTGATCATTATGTGTTTGACGATGGGGTTCATCACCCCTGCCCACACTGCTCAAATAATGGCCTCCCTAAAGGGAAGGTTCCGCGATACTGGACACCAGACGAAGCAGCAAAGGAAATTAAGGCGATGACAGGGACTGATTGGGAGTGGCCGGATGATACTCTAATTAGGCACCTATTGAAAAATTCCAGAGCGTGGCATTCCTCCCTTCTGAGAAATATTCATGACTGGGTGCCAAAAGTCCTTGCCTTTCCCGGTCAACCCGCTCCCCCTGATAATTGGAGGCCGGGAGGGGACATAAAGGAATTAACCAATGGATAAAAAGATAAAAAGATATAATTTTTCCGACGAAGATGGGGATGAAATTGACGTTTCTATATTTGAAATTGAACATGATCCTGATGAAGACAGGCTTCCTCCTTGGTGTAAATCATTAGATGTAACTACCATAGAGTCCCGCCTATTAGAACTAGAGAAGGAGAATGATCGGTTGAGGAAGGAACGGGATGCGGCGGTCGAATGGTTCCGGCGAGCTATGATAACAATGGAAGGCTACCATGACTGTACTCCCTGTTGCACCCCCTTTAAAGAAGATGAGGAAGAATTTTTTCTCGCCCTCTCTTCTCTGTTAAGGGGGGATAGCGATGCGTAAAGTAAGCTACTACGAAACCGACGAAGAGAATCAAAAAGGATTCCACTACACCCTCACAGTGGAGTCAGAAGACCTTTCGGAAGGATTCCGAATCGATGGCCGCCTATTTGGCGAATCAGTCGAAACTATCTTTTGCGAGCCGATTCATACGGAAAACGAGAAAGCCGGGATCTTCGACATGATGCGGGCTCTTTACTGGAAAATCAAGGAAATCCCCGAGCTAGACCAGCTTCACAGGCGGATGCACACTCTCGCCTGGGCGGACTACGACTCTGAGCGGGATGAGGATGACGTCAAACTTCCGGCCTCTTTCTACCGGTTGGGGATGATTCTGGCAGAGGAGAAAGCAGAACGGGATAATAAGGCTGATTATTTGATTCATGAGTTGGACGGGCTGCGGCGGGGGATGGTTGCTTCCTGGATCGAGGAGTTAAGCCATGGGGTAGACCCGGATCCCGTTGTTGATCCGTTCTTTGTCCCTTCTGCTGGTCCTCAAATGGATTTATTCGGATGTGGGGTGTGAAATATATTTCGATTTGCTCCGGGATTGAATCCGCTTCCGTTGCGTGGTCAGCTCTTGGGTGGGAGCCAATTGCCTTTTCTGAAATAGAGCCTTTCCCTGCGGCGGTTCTAAAATACCGGTTCCCAAATGTTCCTAATTTGGGAGACATGACAAAATTTAAGGAGTGGAAGATTGAAAGAGGATCAATTGAACTTATGGTCGGAGGCACCCCCTGTCAGTCCTTCAGTGTTGCCGGACTTCGGAAAGGGCTTAAAGACCCGCGCGGAAATCTCATGCTCACATACGGAGCTATTGCGGATCATTTACGACCACGGTGGATTGTCTGGGAAAATGTGCCCGGCGTTTTGTCATCAAACGGAGGACGGGATTTTGGAGCCTTCCTCGGGATGTTGGGCCAACTCGGGTATGGGTTCGCCTACCGGATTCTTGACGCTCAGTTCGTCAGAGTGGAACCACACCGACGAGCCGTGCCTCAACGAAGACGGCGTGTGTTCGTTGTCGGATATCTTGGAGACTGGAGACGTGCCGCCTCGGTACTTTTTGAGTCCGAAAGCTTGTGCCGGTATACTCCGCCGAGCCGAAAAGCGGGGGAAAGAGTTGCCCCCAGTGTTACAAGCGGCCCTCCTTTCAGTCGCACGGGAAATGACCGAGTAGAAGCGGAAGCCATGATCCCGGTGGCCGGTACGTTGTCCAGCCGTGAAAAAGGGGGTGGCGGGCTTGGTTCTGATTTTGACATGACCGGAGGAATAATCCCCCAACCATACAAAGTAGGGAATTGTTTAACCAAAAGAATGCACAAAGAGATTAATACTACGTTGGACGAAGGCCAGACTCCAGTCATTAGCTTCGAATCCGCCGGACACGGAGAGTATAAGGAAGGAGTGGGAACACTTCGAGCAAGTGGCAGAGACACAGGAGGAGGGAGCGAGACTACCGTAGTCTTCGACAAAGGCCTCCGTAATGAAGCCAGGGAAGGGTATTCCGCCCGCCGACTTACTCCTCTGGAATGCTCGCGCCTCCAGGGGTTCCCCGACGACTGGGCTAGAATCCCATGGCGGGGGAAAGGGGCGGAGAGTTGCCCCGATGGGCCGCAATATAAAGCATATGGGAACTCCATGGCGGGAAACGTCATGAGATGGCTAGGGGAAAGAATCGACAAGGAGAATGAATTATGAAAGACGTTAAATTAGAAAATCGCCCATGGATGCCTGAGGAAAACAGCGATAAAGAGAAAGAACCGCGGAACCCTTGCCCTCACTGCAATGGTTCAGGAACAAGTGTAAGGCTTAGTCTCGTCCACGGGATTATAGTTGACTGCCCTAATTGTGGTGGGAAGTGGGATGAAGTTTTTACGGGAGACATGGAAGAAATATGAACAAAACGCCATATGACTATCAAGAAAAGGTATTCAACGAAACAATCTCAGCAATAGAAAGCGGAGAGCGTAGGTTAATGATTAATCTACCTACTCGTGCCGGGAAGTCTATTATTGCGGCAATGCTTACGGAGCATTTTAGGGAGTCAGGGGTCTATTTCATTGCTCACAAAACGATTTTGATTAAACAAATGTCTGAGGAGCTTGAAGATAATGGAATAAAACATGGGATTATTGCTCCGTGGGCCCCACAATTAAAATATCGAGTCCAGGTGATAAGCAAGGATACTTTCTATAATAGGTTTAAAAAGATGTCCAAAACGGGGTGGAAAGCCCCTGGGCTTATTGTAGTAGACGAGGCCCACATGGCAATGGGCAAACGCTATGAGGAAATTTTAAAGGCTTTCCCTAATTCCATTCTAATCGGAATGACTGCGACCGTTTGCCGCCTTGACGGCAGACCCTTTAGGCCATTATTTACTCATTTAATAAAGGGGCCATCAATATCGGAGTTGCAAAAAAAGAATAGGCTGTGCCCCGTGGATACGTTCGTTGCGGAGTTTGATACGTCTGGAATAAGGACTAAAAATGAGGATTTTATCCTTGCTGACGTTCTCTCTAAAGTTGACAAGCCGGCTGTTATTTCTGGACTTGTGACTCACTGGGAAAAGCTTGCGAAAGGGAAGAAGACTCTCTCTTTCGCCGCATCTATTCAGCATGCGGAGGATATTGCTAGCCAATTTAATGACTGTGGTTATCCGTCTATCGCTTTAAGCTCAAAGGATGATTCTCAAACCCTAAAATTTAGGTTAAACGAATTTTACGATGGGAAATACATAAATCTCGTTTCTGTAGATTTATTCACAATGGGTTTCACCGTTAAAGATTGTGAGTGCATACTCCAAGCTAGACCAACTAAATCCTTAATGCTCTACAAGCAGGCGTTAGGTCGTGGAATGTGCTGGATGCCAGGGAAAACTTTAATAAATCTTGACTGCGTTGCGAACTATAAATATCACGGGCTTCCAGAAGACGATGTGGAATGGTCGCTAGACGGGAAACCAAAAAAAGAAAAAGAAGAAGCTACACTAAAAATGTGCCCTGCTTGCTTCCGCCCGTTGGCGATCTCTGCGAGGGTATGTCACCATTGTGGGTTCGAATTCACTGCAACCGACGCAGGGTGCCGAATCCCAAAAGAGAGAGAAGGACGACTTGTTAAATTGAGCCGGGAGGATAACGATTTAGTCCTTAAGGTGGCGAGAGAGGCATCAACTTTCGATGAAGCCAAAATGATTGCAGGAGAACTCGCTGAATCGATTTGGTTTGGATCTCTTAGAGAAACTTCTTGACAACCTTGTTGATAGCTGGTAAGGTTGTTTATATGAATGATATAACGAAAGAAGAAATTAAATCTATTAGGGGAAAACTGGGGATAAGCCAGCAGAAGTTTGCGGAAAAACTCGGTGCATCTGTGTCCGCTGTCAGCCAATGGGAAAGGGGGCTTTTTACGCCGATCCCATCTTATCAGAAGAAAATCAGAGAGTTAGGGAATGGGAGAGCGTAGGAGACTAGAGGCCCTTTGGCTTAAGTTCCCAAACACTTTCCGGATGGACGCGGGCAGTTGTTGGCCTTACGAGAAGAAAAAACAATTTCAGGCTAAAAAAGATGGGGTTTTCCCCGTAAAAAAAGGCGATATAATTGTAAAGAACCCTTCTGGGCCAATCCCCTATGGGATATCAGGTGCTGGCGACCGCCTCGGATGGTCAGAGGTTGAGGTCACGCCCGAGATGGTGGGTAAGAAATTAGCCGTATTCACCAGCATAGAGGATAAAAGCGAGACCGATTGTATAGGGGTGAACCAAATCATATTCCTGATTAATGTTCTTAAGGCTGGTGGGATTGCCAAAGTCTTTCGCGAGGGGACTGAACTTAACCTCGAAGAGATTTTAGACCTTCCTAGGCGTAAAGCAAGCGAAAAGGAAAACTTTGTTTTGGATGGTTTGATCAAAGGGTTGGAGGGGAGACAATGGGGTTAACGAAAAAACAGGCTTTAGCTTTTAAAATATTTGCGGAAAAAATGGACTCCAGGGACCGGTTTCTTTCTCAGCTTTTATGCTTCAAACAGAAACACGGTTATGTCCCTACTAAATACAAACTTGAATATAGAGCTTTTGAGAAAGATGGGTTTAAAAGTTGGCGGCAGATCCCAAAAGTTTACAAAAGGGTTGGGAAAGCAGCGAATAAAGCGGCCAAGGCTAAAGGTTTAGAACAACTAAGAAAAGAAGCCATGGCCCTCGGACTAAAAGATTTGAATAGAAGCCTACCAGCCAGACAGGAGCCTTAATGTCCAATTATATCTTATATGCTGTCGGTCTTCTTGGAATGGTTATCAATGGACAGTATTTTTTCTTCTATTTCCAAGAGGCAGGATATCAGGCTGTTTTGTCTCCTTCCATGGCTTTTACCTTTATAGTTTTTGAATCCCTCCTTTGGCTTCGATCCTCTAGATATAAATGGCTTAAAGTGTCTATGTTGTGCTTTTCCGTTCTTGTTACTATGTCGGCCCAGTACAGCAGCACGTCTAAAGTCGAGGTTAACTCGGCCAATTCAATCAACCAAGCCTATGGGTATGAATCTAATATCGATAGATATAAAGATGAGATAAAGAATGCTACCGACGAGATAAACCGGATAAACACTATGCGTCAGGAAAATTTCCTATTTTCTCGTACAGACAATGACCTTGAATACTACAGGGCAGAAAAAGCTCGATATGAACAGTTATTAAAAAAAGAGCGGGATAGTTATATCAAGTCTATTCCTGCAAAAAAAACGATCTATGACTGGTTTGCGTATGACTTCCCTCGGATAATTAAAGACGGGGTTACTCCTGAACTTATTAGAGTTCTCTTTCAAGTATTTAGCTCTTTCGTGCTTGCGTTAGTGGCTCCGGTTTGCTTCTCTCTTATTGAGAAGAAAGAACCTCCCACAGAAACAAAGAGGCTTAAGCCTACGGCGGTTGATTATTCTGGTTACGTCTTAAGATGGGTTAATTATCATTGGGTTAATATTAGGACTGGGAAATCTGACCAAATCGTAAGCCGTAAGATTTTCTATGAAGCTATGGCCGCTCGTAACATTGATTTCCCGGAAAAAGCGTACGATTCTATACTTTTTGCGGCAAATACTAGCAAAGTTGTTGACAAGTCTCAAATATTGTGTAGAATAGAGTCAGAAGCTGTAGAGAAGATCAAAGCTTCATTGAAATCTTAGCCTAGAGTCGGGCGAAATCAGAAAGGCTCAAAGGATTGATGTTAAAACCCCGGACTGCCGCCAGCGGGTTATCTGGCAGCCCCACCGATAGGGTTATTATGGAATTATCTGTGCCAGAGTGGGCCATAATGGTGACGCAGATAAACCCCGAACGTGCTGGAGTCTGCATTCCAATAGACGAGGGGCCGCAGGTTCGAATCCTGTCAGATAATTGAGGGAACTTATTGGTGGGACTTCAACCCTCACAACATGCAATGAACCATCGAGCTGTGATGCAGGGGCTCTAACACTGCATCTATCCAACTGAGGCCGTCATGGGTATGGGCGGGAATCCTGCAATAGCGGGATGCATAGATATGTGCCACCGGGTCAACGCCGGACAGTTGGTGACTAGGCTTAAAAACATCAGCTATACTGGTTCCGGGGGGTTCAACCGGACAGGAAAGCGGCTGACTGAGCGGTAGACAGGTATTTTCGGGTTCCTACCCCGATCAAATCACCGCAAAACTTAGGTCGCAATTTCGACGCGAAGTGAGAATACCGAAGGCCCCGCCGGGGAAACAGGCGAGGCAACAAAAGAAGGTAGCGTAAAGGTGAGCGCACTTCCATAATAGCGATATGGGAACCGGTTATATGTCGCCCCTGCTGCATTGAGATGTTGTCTGCAGATGTAGATGGGGGGGGGGGAGATAGCACGTGGAGGTTCGAATCCTCCCCTTCTTATACTCTCTTTTTTTGAGAGGACCAATTAACCAGCCATATGAGACTTTGGGCGGGCGTTTTACGGGGATCATTCCCCCGGATTGGTTAGAGCGTGGGTTCAATTCCCACTCGTTGATCGAGATTGGTATGGAATACGGGTTCGACTCCCGTCTTTGATGTAGGTATTAAGGGATCTACCGTCCACGGGGAATCAGTGAAGATGCTCGGAGAAAGGGTAGAGCATTGCTAAAGTCTTAATTGACAACCCCTAGTGGGTGAGATGCCCACATTTCAGAATGTAGGATAACGGCTATCCGCTTGCTTTGGGAGCAAGATTAAGCGAGTTCGACTCTCGCCATTCTGACATATCGGGCCGGAGGTTTTAGTCCTCCTTGCTCGATTTTACTGCAGAGACGCCCCGGTTAACGACGGGGCCGAGTTAGGCTTTTCGTTGATTAGCAAACCTCTTGCGGTTATTTTTATTTTAAAGGAGCTTTCATGGAAGAGAAAAACGAACAGACAAGAATCCGGATTGCCTATAAGGTGAGTGCGAAAGGGCAATTCCAGCCCGATGTGACAGCGGAGGCGGAGACCGTGGAGACTGCTGAGAAGCTTTTAAACGACGGGCTTGAAGCTGCTAAGCGGCTCGCGGAAAAAGAGGGAACACTTTAGTGTCAACGGGGTCGTAAGGCTCCGTTTTTTTAGGAGAAAAATCAATGAATAAAATATACGGAAACACCCAGGTGATCGAGAGGGCACAAAACGCTAGTCCGGGCGACCCATTAGCTTTGATTAATTGGGATGCGATTCAAAGGCTACCAAACCAATATGAAGTCCTTATCTCGGAAGTGAAGTTTAGTCTTCTTTCTGATTTTTCTGATATTGGGAATAAAACATATATGCCTACTCCTTCTTTAATGTACAAAATAGCAGAAGCGCGGGGGATCTATGGCATATATGGAAAGTCTGAACCTATATATGAAACTGTCGATCTGTCAGAGATGACAATGGGGGGAACTAGCGATTTCCAGAATATTATAGTAGGGTATAGTTCGACAAAGAGATCTGCCGTAAAGGAAGAGGACGGAGTAGAGAGGCCCTCGGATTTTTGTACTATTGACTATAATGTGTGGAATCGGGTAACCGAGATTTGGGCAGCCGAAGAAGTGGCGACAGATGGCTATGAAAAGGTAATTAACGGAGAATATAAACATTACAAGGATACAATGTCTGGCCCTCACTATTTTGTTCAGAAGGGTAAATACAAAAACGCTGTCCCTGTCAAATATGGGACAAAGTGGGCCCGGAAAAAGCACTTCAAATCCGAACTTAAATTCGCCATGCAGAAAGCCGAAACAAAAGCCCACGAAAAAACAATCCGAGTTTTATGCGGAATGCTGACAGGGTATAAAGGAGAAGAGCTCAAGGAAGGGCGGTTTATATTTGCAAAAGTGAGGAGGTCTTTAGAGGATATGCAGCTAGAGTCTGCGGCCCGCCTAACTGCCTTATCCAAGGACATAGATTGTACCACACCAGCCGGGCTACTGTTCGGGGATGTTGACAAGGAAATGCCTGTGTCTGGTTCTGAGTTCGCAACCGGGGGAATGGTCGAGGGTCACAATCCTCCTACCTCTTTGCCTCATAGCCTCGAACCCTCTACAGAAGAAAAGCCAATCCCTCCTCATCAAAAAATGGTCGACACCATAGACACCTATAACCAGAACGGGCTAATCGGAGCGGAGTTGGCAGGGACAGCTAGCTCAATAATCCGGTGGATTGAGGGGGAAGGGGAGGCCTCTGTTGAGAATGTTTTGTATTGGGACAGGGCTAAGGATGTTCTTCGTGAGATTGAATCCGGGATAAAGCAAGAGTTGAGGATTAATCATGGGCTGCTCAATGACTAAAGAATGGATTGATCAGAAAATCGAAGAGGCACATGCCAATGCGGCGGGGTAGGTTGTAATCATCCAAGGGTAGAAGGGTTCTACTTGACCTCTATTCCTTCCCCTGCAAATCTTCTCGATGACTGTTCTTTTGGGTGTGCTGATATATCAAGTCGCTCAGACCTAAAGAGGGAGCTTGCGGTTGCCATTGATGATTATATAAAAGAGGGCAATTTACCGTATGTAACTGGGTTCGATTGGTTGTATCTACTCGACTTAGAGGAAGGCATTTGGCCGGTCAAAGTTACATGTGAAGATTCTTGCTTTGGGACTAACGTAAAAGACATGTCCGCGGTGTTGTTTGTTGGGAACTGTGATTGACTAACTAGCAAGACTGCTTTATCATAAGCAAAAGAAAAGGAGAAATAACATGAAATATTTAGAAATTCCGGATTTCCATTTTTCAATGAAATGGCTTAATCATTCTCAAGAGGTTGGCCACGCCGTTGCAAATGCGGCGCACGAGAATGGGGTCGACCTTATAGCGGCCCCTGGAGATTGGTTTGACGGGCCTATATTGGCGAGCGACAAAGGCGGGTTAACCGCCGCTAAGAAGATCATTAAAGAGTGGTGTTCAATAGCCCCGGTGGTAGCCATAGAGGGAACTCCATCTCATGACGCGCCTGGGTGTTATGGGATCTTTGAGGAAATCCCGGGTTTTTATTTATTGAAGCCTGGTATTACTTATGGTCTCTTGCATCATGGCCGAACCATTATAGATGTGAATAACTTGGGGCTAGGGGGGAATTCCCCCGACGCGATCCTATTTGGAATTCCTGAATTGAGCAAGAAAAATATCCAAGCTCGATTAGGGCTCCCCTCCGATCAAGCTAACGCCGCCGCTGAGCGGTTGCTTTCCGATTATGTCCAACAGTTTATCGCGCCTAGTCGGGCCAGGTTCCCAGATATACCGGCTCTTGGATTGATCCACGGGAATATTTCCGACAATCATCGTGATAATGAAAGCGATATAATTCTTAAGAGTTCAGATATCGTAATTAGGACAGAAGATCTAAGGCCTGCTAATCTTGACCGATGGGCAGCCGGGCACATTCACAAGCCGTGGGAGAGTAAAGTTGTCAGTTGCGGTTACTCCGGGTTTACTGGGATGGACTCTAATCCCTGGGGAAAGATGGGGTTCCTCCCTTCTATGAATTTTGTTGAGGTCAATGGGCCTAGTGATATTAGTATAGACCGTATTGCTTATGGATCTCCGAAGCGGGTGAAAGTCAAATCCGTTGATTTTGTTAAACCCGGCTCCAATGTCGCTTGGTGGGTTGATACAACGGATCGAGAGTCCAGCCTTCCATGTGACCTTCATCCTTGGTCACGGCTGACGTTTAAAGAGGAGGAGAAAGAAACACGGCGGGTTACCAAAGAAGAGGCAGCAGAAGTGAAAACTCTTTGGGATCTGTTTAAACTTATTGATCCGGATGTCAATCCCAACTTAAAAGCTAAGGTTGATCAAATCACTGAAACGGTGAAGCCTCCAGAGGTAGAAGCGAAAGAAGTGGCTGTGACTTACGTAGAAATTGCCGGGTGTGTCTTATTCAAGGGTAGAACCGTTAAATTTGATATATCAAGCCTGGCCGAAGCTTTAAACCTTTTAACCGGGCAAAATGGGGACGGGAAAAGTAGTCTGCTTTCTTTTTGCCATCCATATCCTGTGATTATAGGGAAAGATACCAAATCAGGGCGGGATAGCGCTATCAAGGATTTCTTTAACGGTAAAGAATCTTACATAAAGAAAACAGTCGTGAAAAACGGGGATGTACATAATCACCTGATAACTATAAAGGCCGCCCATACTAAGAGCCCTAAAACAGAATGCTATCTCACCATTGCAGGAGAGCCCCAACTTGACAAAGGGACTTTTGACGAGATGATGACTGTGTGTGAAACAGAATATGGGTCCATCGAAGATTACCGGATAACAACTTTTTGTGAGCAACCCAACCAGGCCACATCGAATCAATCCGGGCTGATGAGTGCAAAGCCTATTGACGCGCGTAATATCGTCCAGGCTATAGCCGGAGTCAACCGGGACAGAGAGCGGCGATTTGCTTTGGACCGGGTCCAAGAGTGCCAAGGCGAAGCCGAATCACTCCAATTCCGGGCAGAGGCTAAGGCAGAGTTACTTTCCGACGAAGACTTTCCCGCCCTGATAAACGAGGCTGACCGACAGGCGCGCCAAGCAGGAGAAGAGGCCGATAGGCTACTTGCCGAAGGGAAGGCGGTGAAGGGCTGCGTGGAGTCCTTTGAGGAGGAGGCTAAAAGGTACGACGAAAAAGTTAGACTCATTTCAGAAATATCGGAAGACAGGGGTAAGTTAGCCAAGCAAGAGGAGCTTGAATCAACCTTGAGTTTAAACGAATTAAAAATATCCGAAGACAATATGGCAATTATCTTCAATAAGGAAATAGATGAAGTCGAGACCAGAAACAAAGAGGCCCGCCTAAATTATGAACGAGCTGTATGGGAGAGGAATGCTTATGAGTCTGGGTTAAAAGAGGTGGAGAGGCTTGAATCTAGGGTCGAAGAATTAAAGGAATCGGCTAAACTGATCCCTAAACTGGAGGAGTGGAAACAGGCGTTGAAAGAATGGGAGGACGCAAAAAGAGATATAGCTGAGACAAAAAGCCTAATTGATGTTAAGAGGGATCTTATCATTGAATTAGATAAACCATGTGAGCATTGTGGGAAATTGTCAAGCACAGCAGCGGGGAAAATCTCTAGGCTAACCCGAGAAATCGAGTCATTGGAAGCAGCCATAGAAACTATGGGAAAAATCCCGGAACCAGATGGGGTTCCTTCCGATCTTGATAGGCAATTAGCAGTTGCCAAAGATAACGGATCTTGTATCCCTGGGGCAGAATCAAGGCTTGCACAGGTGAAAGATGCGTTAAAGCCAGCCGGAGTTGTCCAACCGCTTTCGCTTGAACCGATTATTCGCAAACAACCCGTGCTTGATTTTGTTGAGAGGTCCGCAATTATGGAGCTAATTGCGGACGCTCGCTCTGCCAAGGATAGAATCTCTGAATATAAAGAGATAATCGGGAAGAAGCAGGAGGTTGTCGATAAAATAGAAGTTTCCCCCTTTATCAAAGAAGAGTTAATAACAGCCAAAGCGAAGCTTGAAAAAACAAGGGCAGATTATACAGAGGCTAAAGTCGCGCTGTCAAATCGCGTCAATGAGCTTGATTCTCTTATGGAGAGACGGAATAGAGATTTATCGATTCGCAAAGAAGTGGAAGAGCTGCGACGCAAACAGAAAGAAACCGGCGTTGAAGATTGGCAATACATAGCTGGGATGCTTGCTTCAAATAAAATCCCCGCTCTTGAGTTAGACCTCGTTCTTGATGTCATCGACACGGAAGCGACCGAAAGTATTAAGCCTTTTCTTGAAGGTCGATACGCAATTGAAACGATCACCCAGGAGGAGGGGAAAAAGGGTCTTGTTGACCGGTTCGACATCATTGTCCACGACAGGGAAGAGGGCTCCGAGCTTAGCCTCTTTAGTTTTAACCCAGGGCACAAGGCTTTTTTCTCTGATGCGTACATAAAGGCGTTAATTCTCCAGAGGAATCAGCGTTTGCACCGTTCTTATTCTCCTGTCATCTTTGATGAAGCTGATAGCCCGATCAAAGAAGATAGGATAGGGATGTATTATGAGATGAACAGGGCTTATTATGGGCGTCACTTAAGCCGGGTTTTAGTTGTTAGCCAGAAGGATAGTGCTGCTGTATATATGTCCAATGAGATTGATGTTAATGAGTTGAAGGAGGGTTGATGCAGACGGTTAAGATTATAAACTTCCGGAAGGTTGGCCATGAGTTTGTTAAACAATTGATACTTAAATTAATTGACGATGGGTTTAGCGTCGAGTACGATTCCGCAAAAGATGAACTTTTGGCGGACAAAAAAGAGGAGACAAATGAGCGGGACAAAATCAGAACGTAAAATGGTCAAACGGGCCCTACAGAACCGGGCCCGCAAGGACATGGCTATGGTGAACGAGATCAAAGGGTTCCCGTTTAAAATTAGGGTGAAGATCGCATGGGCGATTTTAAAAGGAGACAGAAAGTGATATACTCTTTTGGAGATCTACGTAAAAAATCGGCTTCTCAGCTAGATCAAATCATAAAAGAAAAGCATGAAGAATTCTTCGAAGCAACAACCGAAAACCAGAAAAAAATCAACAAAATTCTTTTCCTACAAAATCAAATTGAAAAGGAATTAAAATGAACAAAACTTTCATATCCGGAAACTTAACAAAAGAACCAGAAACAGTCGCCCCCCAGGGGTCGGAGTATACTTTGATTAAATTCGGTATAGCAAATAACGATGAACGGAGGAAGGGGCCATCCGGGGAGTGGGAAGATGTAACCAGTTTCTTTGACCTACAGTACTGGACGAAAAATCCCCGCGTTTGGCTACAGAGATTAAGGCGAGGGGTAGGTGTTATGTGCGAGGGGAGGGCTAAACAAGAGCGGTGGCAAGATAACGACGGTGGCAATAGATCTAAAATTATCTTTACCGTTGATAAATTCCCTCTTATTTTGGCTTCCAAAGAGTCCCCCTCTGTCCCTTCTGCTCCAAGTGGGGCCACTATAACGCCACCTCCCGTGGCAGATAAGGTTAGGGACGAAGAAGATATCCCTTTTTAGTTGACAGATTGGTGATGAATAGAATATACTTTGTGATATAATCCATGTTGTTCTTTTTCATCCATTTTCTTTTACCTACTTTCCTTCCCCCTACTTGTAGGGGGTTTTTTTAGAAACTGAGCCCAACTTTAACCCCAGAAAAAAAAGCGATTACTCCGGTAACCACAACCCCCACTTTTAAAATCTTATTCTGCCTCTTTAGCCTGTTCACAGTAGTAGCCAAGCCGGTCAATAACGTATTGTAATCGGTCTGAATCTGTTCGAATTGTGCTTCGGATATCTCCGATTGAGCTAGAGAATTGTCTATTTGACTCTGCAATTCCTTCGATCTGCTGAGTAAGTTCGCTATTTCCTTTTGTTGCCCATCTGAGGCCGTCTGTAAGTTCGCTAATTGTTCGTCCCGTAGTGTCAAGTTTTGCTTGCAGATCATTAACTCGCTCTTCATATAGCTTAATTCGTTCAGAGGAACCCCGGCTACTGGCCCAATATCCTGAGAAAAAAGCAACCACGACACCAACAACAAAAGAAATAATGAGAAATTTCGTTTTAAAGGCCACACTGATCCCCTCCTAGCTCCCCTTCTGGCCCACCTCTCCCGGCAACGGCATTACCGGCAATCCGCTTTCCCGCGTTCCCAAAGAGTAAAGAGGTTCCAGTAAGGAGCCAAGTGCCTATCAAAGAAACCGTGACGGAAGTTCTCTCTACTGAAACAACTCCAGAAACAACAAGCCCGGTCAAAATGGCCGCAAATACCAAGCAAAGATACCCGGCGAATTTCATCTTCTGAAACTTTGGCTTTTTTATTTCAACATTTACATTTACGGCCATAGACAATCACCCATTAGGGGTTGAGAATTCTTCGGACGGAAACATCGAATTATATTGGGTCAAATAATACTCTTCAAAGGCCACAGTCCTATTTCTATCTATCCGCATTAAAACCCTTCTTACGTCTGGATGCTTTAACGCAATCTCTATACTCGTCGCATTCTGGGGATTTTGTGCTAAATCTTCAATGGTATAGATTTTGCTATAAGCGGCGATAGCCCTAGCCTCCATTTCGTCGTGCTGTGACTGCTTTATTTCTGACACCTCACCGGCCAACTCGGTCATTTGGGCCACGAGTGGAGCCTGGGCCAACTTAACCCCCCTCTGTGCCCCGAAAGAAGCCGCCAGGGGCGCCGTTAAGGATAACAGTCCCATTAAGACCAGCATGATCACTGCTGTCCATCTTTTTTTTGAAATTGCCGTGATAATTTTTTCCACGGTTTCCTCCTTATTTGTTACGCCTCAAAGGCGATAAGCACATAATTCCCATAACCCCGATCCCAATCAGAAACCAAAACCTCACCTGGCTTAGACCGGTTCCACATAGCATCGTAATGATCGGTTGTTTTATGTCGATCCCATGGCACAAGGTCAAGGCCTACATGGTGAATGAATTTCCCGTTAATAACGTAAAGCGGGTCCATATACCCCGCCGTGACGACCGGGTTAACCCCAAACAGTCCATCATCAACAAAGTAATGGTGTTGTTTAATCAAAGCCCTATACTCGGCCTCGGTTAGGGTTAGATGTTCCCTTAAAAGAGCGCTCATCCTGATTATTCCGGTTCTTCTCCCAGGATATAGCCCGGAATGCAGATGAATCGCCGTGGACATCCCGGTTGTTCCCATTCTTCCGATTTTATCGCCGGGGTTTACGATCTCTCCGGGCTTAACATATCGCTCCTCTAGGTGAGCGTAAAGTATTGTGTATTGCATTACTATCCCTCTGAAACGACTTCGTTTCCATCGCTATCTACAAAAAACTCATTATCTGAGTCCCAATAATAGATATTCCCGTCCGTCCTATTAAAAGGAAGCTCTTGCCCCTCATATATTGGTTCCTCGTCAGTACCAATATTTACGCGAAAATCAAGCCAAGCCGTCTTTCCGTCTGTATTTGTTGGCTCACTGCCTTTTTTTTGAAATCCCCAAAAATTTCCCTGTCTCATTATTAATCAAAATATATGTTGCCATATCAAACCTCCAGAGTCACGTTAAACCCTGATCCGCCCGAGAGAATCGCCAACGGTCCGGAATTGTGTGATGTGAATTGCCCGGTTGAATTAAGCGTGAAATAAATATATTCATTTTCAAAAGATTCATCAGTTACCGAGAATCCCGGAGTGACAAGCCCTGATTCTACACCAGCCCCATCAATAACCAACAATGATGCGGAGCCAGCGTCAATGGTCACTGCCGACGCCCCTGGCATATAATGTCTTGGCATTGGCCACGTGACCCTAATTGAGTCTGAATCAATTTTATTCCCTATCCACCCGAAAACATTCGATTCGTCCGTAGATTCTTTTTCGAAGTAGGCTCCAGCTTCAAGGTATGTGGCTGTTGTCGCTTCGTCTGGGAGGAATCCATCGGTCGTAGATGTCATATCGTCCACAAGAGACAACATCGCGCCAGAGATCCCAGCAAGAGCACCATATTTTTGAACCGTCAAAGTTCCAGAAGTAGGGACGTAAACCTCGCCCGTGATCCCAGCGGAGGAGCCTGAGGAAGAATCTAATCCCATGCGGACACGTATTTGACCTAGGGCTGTCGTCCGCATGCTTTTACCTGGCAAATATTCACATGTGCCAAGATCCGAGTCTCCTTGTTGAAGATTTCGAGCAAGACAAGCGGAAGCAGACCCCACCTCTGTAGAACCATGGAACTCAAAACTAAAGTTTGCCAGAGTTGAATAATAACTTATCGCAGACGTCGCCGCGAACTTATACCAGCCAGCCGCCGATATGGTGTATTTTTTTTCCTCCATAGCCTTATACCCTGGATAGAGATATTTGGCCCCGGCAACAGTAAGGGGGGTTAAATCCTCAATGGAATCCGTGCCATTCCCTATAACCTGAATAGGCTCGTTCGAATCGGGGTGATTCGTGAACCATAAAAGATACCCATCTTCTAAAACCAAGCTCATATCAAACGTGTCCCAATCCTCTGGGCTTACGTTAATTTGTATTTCCTCAGACATCTTCAATCTCCTTTGTTATATCAATTCCTGTAATGGTCGTCCGTCCATAGAACAAGTCGTAGCTTACTTCCGAAACTTTCAATTTACGCTCTCCTAAAAATTCTCTGGTTCTTATCCCTCTATAGACCGTGGCCGTATCGAAGGTTACCACATCGTAAAGTTCTGTTACAATTATTTCGTTTATTGTAAACGAAATCGCGGCTCTAGCCAAGGCGTAATCCCTGGCAATGTAATCCGCCTTATACTCTGCATCCTCTTCCGAGGTAAGAAGAGAATCAAACTCAACTTGTTGGTATGTTAAATAAATATTGTATATGGCTGTCTTGCGGCTATCCTCAGTAATAGAGAATGACTCATCATCGTCAACATCGCCGGGGTAGGTGACTTTAACGCTCGTAGCATAATCGGTCAAATCCCTTTCCACGTAAAGATCATCGTCGATATTATCTATGGGAAGATACTCCGCTGAAACAGCCCGGTCGAGGTCGTCCACTTTTATAGAGTATCGCCCATCCGGCTTAGCAAAGAATCTCCAACCCCGTATGTCAGCCCCTTGAAGGGTTTCCATATGTTCATACAGTTCTGTTTGCTCGTCAGTGTAAAAGCTTACTCCTGACCCATTCCCTGTGAAATAGTTGGCAATTTCCTCTTCTACTTGGCCGGTATCATAGTTGTCCGAATCGTAGTCAACACCGCTAACTTCTGAAACTAGGTCTATCACAACCTCAGGGGCGAAATTCCCATCCGTAGTGCGAAGCGTAACATCAACTTTACTATCCCTGGGGCTTCCAGAGGAATCACGACCGGTGTACGGGTCAAGGACAAAAGATCCGGTCCCGGCATCAGAAGAGGAAGGGGTGACTTCCTCCCAGTCTCCATCGTCATTCTCTACATAAACAGTCAGTCCAGAAGAGTAAAGCTCAGCGAATCGGTATTCTACATCCTCCCCGATCCCTGCAACCTGCGGAGCCGTCCCGTAGATATAAATTAAATCAGGGGAGTCGCCGCCGGAATATTCTATCTTAAGCGCCCCCCCGTCGGACGACGCTGTTATATCATCGACCTCGGAGTTTATCGCTGCATATAGCTCGTAAACGGTTACGGCAGATTGATTAGAAGCCCCAGACAAATCGAGAGAATAACTGTCGGAATCGGCATCATCTAACTGAACATAAAAGCTAACGCTTGAAATATCCTCTACGGCTGATAGGTCGTAAGGACCAACATCGCCTATTAAGCTCCCCGTCTCTGTCATAGACGGGCCAACAAGCGTACTGTTTGTGCATGTGGCCGGTATCCCTGTTTGTGGACCATATCCGTCCGGGATAGCCTCATTGTCCATATCGTCATCGAGATAGGGGTAATCATCAGAAGAAAACACATTCACCGGGAATAACGCAGTGAATTGGGCTCTTAGATCAGCGACCGTTACGGAATAGGTAGTTTTCGAAAAATCATCATCCTGGACAAACCCTACATAAAGTTGGGTGTACTCGGTCTTCCCATCCTCAACATCTTTGTCTGAGATGTAGGAAATTTCCACATTAGCCCCAGGGGTTGGTTTATCGAAATAAACGTCGAATGTTCCCATCCGGTTATCCATTTCTATTTCTTGTTCTGGGAAAGTCATAGTGTTCCAGACGAGCCGGTCAACCTCTTCGTCTATTTCTATTTCTCCAGAAATAAGAGGGAGATATTCATTATCTTCTGAGTCATAGAAGACTCTAGATGAAGAGAATCCGAATGTTTCTTGGACATTCACATTAGAGGAATCGAGCCGTCTTCCGTGGGACACATGGACATAAAGTATCTGATTCACTCTATTATAATAAAAGACTTCTAAATTTTCGCGGCATTCTAATAAAGAATCAACTGAGGTGTATTTTGTCCCGTCAATAAAAACGTTCCCGATATCATCCGGAGCTGTCTGGTTTACGTCAGAGAAATCAAAATCGTCGGCGTCGTACCGGTCGGGTTGTTCATAGTTTTGGATCGCTATTTTTACGCGCCATACCCCTCCGTAGTCCGGGGTGAATGTGACGTTTGATGTTACGGATTTCCTTAAACGGAGGATAGTCATGTCGTCACCTTAGTGTTTCAGATAATCAACCGAATAAGCTGTTACCGAGTATACGCGATAATTTGCCCCATCACTGATTATTTGCATAGCGTAATTCCCCGAACTATTCGTCGAATTCATCCTTTGCCATGTTCCATCAATAAGCACTTGCAGATAGTGGTCGTCGTTGTCTACCTCATATATCGTATAGATCCCCCTTGGAATAGTCCAAGACCCCCCAGCGGATATGCTTTCTGATCCGTTGGTTGTTGCCGAACTTGGAGGAGGTAAAAAACTACTACCCATGGCGATCGCCCCACCATCGGAGCATGAGAGGATGAGGTTCCCGGTACCCCTATGGATAATTTGAGTCGTCCCATTCTCCCCGCTGTTGCGAATTATCCTCAACCCGTATTCAGTGTATGTAGTATCTCCTATTAGATCTATAGAAATTGATCCGTCAGCCTCCCGGGAAAAGCCCAGCTTCATAGAATCAGCGACAAAGAAGCTTCCGTCACCAAAAACTATAGGATTTATGTCTTGGCCCTGGCCTCTTCCCCTATAATAAGCCGAAGACCCATCATAGTAACAAAGGTCACTCAACAGAACCTTGCGAATTGTGTCGCTGCTGTACATAGCTCCATAAGCCGGGTCAAAGGTATAATCCGAAATATCTTGGACCCAACTAGCCAAAAGCTCAGTCCCGCTTAATTCCATGGAGATATAATTCAAACCGCTTGAAATGGTCCCGCTGATCGATTCATCTTCGTCTTTAACTTGATAAAGGTTACCCTCGTATTTGACAAACCCGCCTAGCGCCAGTGATGGCTCTGTCGTCGTTCCAAGCCAGTCAGCGAAAAGAGAGGCAACTGGGACGTGCCCCGCAGAAATCAAAGTATTTTGTTTCGTGTAATCAGTATCAACCGTGGGAGCCGAAGTCCCCGGATTCTCCAATAATTCAATAGCCATTACCGACACTCCTCTAATGTAAACCCGAAATCATAAGTCCTTCGGTAATCTATTCTACCATAAGCATCGATTGATGAAAAGTTGCAATACATAGGGGGCTCATCTCGGGTGTCTTCCCAAAGATCCACAAAGACCGGTTGATAAGACCCAACTTTTTCAAGCATAGTCCTTATGCTTAGCCGCTTTTCGTTTGTCATTTCCGTTTCAGGGATCTCTATATCCCACTGTCTGAGCATCGGGATTTTTTGCCCTATTAATTGGCCACCATTCGTCTTGTCTGTGCTATCTAGCAAAAGGTCTTCAATGTCCGGGGTGGCAATAATATATCGGAAATCCATTGGATCACCTATAGATAAGCCTCCGATATAGAGTGTGTCACTCGCTGTAAATAGGAGTTCGACAGACCTGCAGGTTACCGCTTCATCAAGGTAAATAATGCTCGTGTCATCCCTAACCACGAGATCCCCCGACTCCACCTCATTTCCAGAAGAGTCTTTTAAGATATACCCCGCAGCTAAAGACAAACTGTAAACAGTCTCGGCCCCGTAGGTATTGGTTAGGACTGTGGTAGCCCCATAAGTGTTCGATAATACCCTCTTCCCAACAACATCAAGATTTTGGAATCCGTAAGCAATCATTGAAACTTCTCGATCCTCAGGGAATTCAACCGTGATAAGGGACTGATTCGCTTCTGCCATAAACTTTCTTTCAAGGAAAATGTCTGTTAGATTTGATACCTGATAAAGACCGTTCTCGCTTGACGCCGTTACAGTCGAATCGGATAGATAATTATCCCATAATATTTTCATTTTACCCTACCCTTTTTGAACTAATTTGCCCGGCTACACCGGTATTGATAACCTTGACCACTTTTGTCGCCATTGATTTGAAGTCCATTACATCCACAACCAAGTTAACAGTCACTGAGGAGCTTCCGCTACCACCCATACGGCTACTAATTTGATCGGCGAATTGGCCCATAACCTCAGACCCACTCGACCCACTATTCAAAAGAAGTTCAGGGTTTCCATTCTCCGCAGTATTGACGAGTGTTCCCCCGTCTGATGGTAGGACGATCCCACCAGTTGCCGCACTCGGAATATCTGTCGTGGCTATGCTTATCTGGCTGGCCAGACCGGAGGCTAATACCGTACCGGCAGCTACAATATTATATGGGTAAGGGATATTCGAGGCCAACACCTCAGTAAACGCTAAATAGCTGTTTATCCCGGCCTGGGCCATAGCCAAAGCTTTCGAGGCAACAGCTGCCGCATAATTGTCACCAGCCGCCTCATCGAGCAAGTTAGAGAGAGCCCCGGCCAACCCGGAGACATAAGTGTACTCCTCTGCCCTTAAAGCATTTCTGGCCACTATCTGTTGATCAAGCAAATCCGTCTTTTTTTGCTCGTAATAAGCCTCTATGTCAACAGTGCTTGCGCCTAAAGCTTTGGCCGCGTCTAAAGCGGCTTGCCGCTCTGACTCCAAAGACTCAAATTCGTCTTGCTTAAGATCAAGGAGAGCGTCCGACCATTCTTGTTCAAGGGCTAGCCGCTCTTCGTTTGATTCGTCGGCTAAGTCCTTGCGTTGGTTGTCGTAATACTCATTTATTGCTGAAACATCAGCTCCAAGCTTCTCAGCCGCCTTAATGGCTGCTTCTCTTTCGGCTTCTATTTCGGCTTCTCTCAATTCTTCCCTAGTGGCTAAAGACTCTGCTAATTTTTTGTTCCACTTTTCTTCGAATTCTTCTCTTACTTTATAGATGCTCTCGGGGGCATCTTGTTGATCTTCGCTTGATGCTTTTAGCTCGTCAGCTACACGGACTATCTCGTCATAAAGATCGGAATAAGTGTCTTTGTATATCCCGATATCGATAGTCCCTTGGTTATATGCTTTCGCAAACGCAAGGATTGAGGATTCCCCGGCAAGCTCAGTCTCAGCAAAGGCCGCCGTTTGGGATTTTATCGCTGCTTCTGATTCTACAATGCTTAAAGCCAGTTGTGATTGCAGTCGCTTTTGATTCTCTAATCTCTCCCCTTCTGACTCAATTACAGCGTTCAAGGCGGCCCTAAGTTGGTTTACCTTAATTGTTTCTTCTAAAGTAGCAGAGCCAGAGGCAACCTTCTCCTCAAGGTCTATAAGCTGTTGCTTTACCTCGGCGATCCGTTCCTCTTGGTTCGCTACTTTATCATTGTACTCGATCAACTTCTGCTTATCAGATTCGAGTGCTTCTAGGGCTGCCTTTTCTCTATCGAGCTGATCGTTATACTTGGAATATTCCGCAGCATATTCCGCAAGTTTTTCCTCTAATTTTAAAGCTAGAATCTCTTGTCTGGCTTCAAGGATTCGCTGTTCACTTTCTGAGAGATCCCCGGTATTTTCCTCCAACTCTTTTGTCACGGAGTTATATTCATCAGAGATAGCCACCAAATCACCAGTAACTTCGGCCAGCTCGTCCGTCCTGTCCCGATTGTCCTTGATTTGATTACTGAGGGAAACTAACCCGACAACAGCGGCCCCGGCTATAGTAATCAATCCTAATGGTCCTGTCCCGAGAGATACCCCGACAAGAGTCAAAGCCTTACTAAGAGATATAAAACCAACAGCGGCGACCCCCGCTCCCGTCCCGAGCCCTTTTATAATGCTTGGTAGGCTGCTTATACCCCTAAGGAGAGAGGACGCTAAGTCAAGAATGGTTTCTAAAATTGGGGCTAATTCACCAACGAGGGAATTAGTAGCGCCCTCGGTCGCGGAGGTTAGTTCGTCGAAAGCTCCGGCTAATGTGTCATTTTGCACAGCATATTGACGTGCGGCCTCTTCCGTATCTGTGACCGCATCGGTATACTCTTTAATAGTATCTGTCCCATCGTTAAGCAGGGAAACTAACGCTGGCCCAGCCTCAGTGCCAAACGCGGCTATAACTTCCGCCGTTGAGATCCCAGCATCTTCCAATGCTTCTAATGCCCCCGTCAATCCTACATTTTCAGGGTTAACCTCATCAAATGAAATCCCTAATTTTTCTAACTCTGAAACAGTGGTGCTTGACTGGTCTGCGAGCAAAGCTAAAGCAGTCTTGAGTGCGGTTCCAGCTGTCTCTCCTGCTAAACCAGCATTATATAAAGATTGGAGAGACCCGGTGACCTCTTCAAGGTCAATCCCTAGCGCTCCTGCTATTGGCCCAGCTGTGGCAAGTGACGACTTTAATTTGTCAAGAGTTGCCTGGCTGTTCGACGCCGCCGCCGCGAACACATTCGATACCCTCGCTGAATCCGTAGCCTCTAACCCGAATTGAGAAAGGGAGGAGGTGACAGCTTGTGCCGCTGTCGCAAGGTCTGAGCCTGTCGCCCCGGCAAGCTCAAGGACTCCATTTAAAGCGTCAACAGATTGCGTTGCATCGAGACCAGCAGAAGAGAGAAAGTAGAGTGCGTCAGCGGCCTCGCCAGCCGTGAACCTGGTAGTTGTCCCGGCTTCATTCGCCGCGTCTTCTAATTGTTTGAACTCTGCAGCTGTAGCATTAGACACTGCTGCCACATTCGCCAAACTTTGTTCCGTTTCTGAAAAGGTCGAAATAGCGGCTTTCGCCGCGACCGTAATTCCAGCAAAGGCAGCGACCCCCGCCAACCCAATAGCATCGTAGGAGTCGGCTGTTTCGTCATTCATCGTTTGGATGTCTGTCCCTAACCCGTCGATTGAGGTTTTTACGGATTTTATATCAGCCGATAATTTATCTAATCTAATGCGGACATCCGAGTATATGGACCCGGCATCTATTGATGTCGCCATCGTTACCTCCGCTTACGCCTTTTTCTTTGTGATTGTTGTTCCTGCTCTCTTTGGAAATACACCACCCACGCTCGGTTATTGATGTCTTCTCTATTGAAGTCAGAGAATTCCCCATGTATATGATCTGCCGGGTTGTCGTGGCCCTTCGTCGCTTTTACAGCCGCTTCATAAAGCATTTCTTCGCTTACTTCTTTTATATCGCTAGAATCGATCGCAAGGGCAAACGACATAACCGCGCCAATAAAATCTGCGGGTAAAAGAAATTGCGTTTCCATCCTCAATACATCATACGATTTTTCCAACTTAGCTCGCTTTGGCCCAACCGGGAGCTTCTTTATCTGTTCGTCTATATCATCAAGCTCTTTTTCCGCTTCTACCCTGAGTGGGTCAAGTTTACTTAGGCCCATTATTTCCTGATAAGTGGGGGAGAGAAGGCTTTTCTCAACTATTTTGTATTGCATTTCAGCATAGTCAACCATTTGAGCAGCAGACATTTTCCCTTTCTTAGCTAGCACATCTGTAACTGTTTCGATGAGAGAGAAATCTCCACACGCCCTAATTTGAGCATGCGTCAGCCTACGAACAATCACCGGTAACATTTTCCCGTAAAACGGAACAATTATCGCAGGCTGGGCCTCAGCTTCAAACAAAGCGGAGTGCTTTATGTAAGTCACCCCGTCCTGTTTGATTGTCAAGTTAGCCATCAAGCAGTGGCCAAGTCTTCCAAGGATAGAGCCTCATATTCCGAAACGGTCAGGACCGTCTCCTTTGAATCAGGAGTCACATTCCCATTCTCATCTCTGGTGGTAGTAGCGGTGTAGTTGTAAACGGAATTCGTCCATCCGCGCTCTCTGGTCCGATCACCAAAAGTCCCAGAACAAGAGAAGACCTCAGTCTTAAGGTACTTCACCACGTCGGCCTCTTTGCTGGTCCCAACCTGGTAGAGTGCGCCATAGGTTTCCAGCTTGAAGTATATCGTGTCAGAAAGGGATGTAGGCACATCGTAAGTCCCCTCATCTTCGTCATACGTCCCACCCTCGACAATGGCTCTCATGAGGTAATCTACCGCCGTATCGGTAAGAGTGCCGCTTGTTCCTTTTCTATACCCATCGGCGATTACTTCAGTATCAACCCCGTTTGAATCGGTGACAGTGATTGTCTCTTGATCCTTTAACGTGGGCGTATCCGTCACGCTTTGCATCGTGTTACTGTAAGCAATCCTAACGCCGACACCTTGGCCTATTTCCGCTATGGTCGCGGCGTTCCCCCATATCTGGACAACGGAGCCGGAGCCACCATAAGTGAGCGTTAATCGTCCAGTCGTTCCATCTTTGGCGGCTGTGATATCCGTCGGGGTAGAGACATTTATCGCTGCAAACAATTCATCAACCGTTACCGCCGACTGATCAGCCGCAGCGGAAAGGTCAACAGTCACTGTTTCAATAGCTCCACCGTCAATTTTTGACTTAAAAGGCACGGCGCTGATATCCGCTACACCGGAAAAATCGAAAGGTCCGATTCCTCCGATAATGTTATCGGCTGCTGGTTCGGTAAGATCGGCATTGAGCGGTGTGACCAAAGCCTCCGTCATAGAAAATGCGTATAAAGCATCATCTTTTTTACTCATAAGGCAACTCCTTAATATAATCTATCGGCTGTTAAGAACAACCGCTCTTGGCTAATTGACCCATCGTCATTAGTGTTCACGATGGGTTCCGGGGTTTCGAGTGGGTCCAAATAAAGTCTAAACCCACTTCCTATTGATAGGTCAAACAACGCATCCTGGAAATCCTTGCGAACCAATTCCCTTAACGCAGATTGTTGACCAGGAGCGACATGTCCTATTATCCTAAACGCGCCTGATTCTTGTTTTACTACAACATAAGGCGTTTTGGGGACATCCCTAGCCCCAAACTCGACAACAGAGCAAGGTTTATCAATGCTAATCAAGTAAGAGTCAAGTGTGTCGACGACATCATCTATGTGCATCAATAAATCTCCTTCGCGTCAGCAATAAATTTAGGCCCTAATTCGAGTATCACCGGTCGGATTATTTCATACGCTCGGTCGTTTGCTAACTCTAAATAAACTCCATAGAAAACCCCATGCGACAGGAAAAACCCCACCTCGTCAGTAGAGGTGAACGCTTCCGCGAACATGCGGTCAACGGCTTGGCTTGTCCGGTCTGTCCAGTTCTTATCTGCCCTAGCCAAAACGATAGCCCGGCCAGCATAGTCAAGGGCCAATGCGTACAGTTTAGCTTTCCTTTGTAGGAATATTTTCGAAACTGTTTCCCCTGGTGTACTCATAAGCCAATAACACTCCCGTTACCTGGTTGACGAGGCTTAACGCCTCTTTAGGGGCCATCATTACCTTTGATCCCTTTACCCAAACAGTAATAATTTCTTCTTCTATAACCTCGGCCTTTTCTATCTCGGGGGCTGTCCCACAAGACCCATTAGGAACGTTCAATTAAATTCACCTGATATCCATAGATCCCACCAAATCTCCGCAGCGGGTCAGGCCTCCCTAATTCCCACTCGGCTCCTGACTCGTCAGTTATAATATCCCCCTCTACGAGGAAATCCACAAAATGTTCTACCGACAACATATGCCTGAGATCATAGTCTACACCCGTTGTACTCGCGTCAGCGGTGGGGACCGACGATTCTTTATGACTTATCCTTCCTTTAAATTTAGTATCGTCAGACTCAGCCCACGGATCAGTTGCATCCGTGGACATGTTTATTGAAAACAGTTGAGAGTCTTCTTTTACTAACCTGGACTGTCCTTTTCTCGCCTGTCGGAGTTCTCTATTCATTATTTTTCCCACCAAAGTATGTCGAGGGTTATGTCATTCGAGGCACTCGGGGACACGACTAATATGTAATCAGTATTTGCTTTCAATGTCCCAGCTAATTCCACGGCGGGGTTACTTGAGGACTGCCCTGGAGAACTTGAAGCTCCGGTTTGCGTCACAGATAAAATAGTCCCTCCCGTATATGTAGCCCCAGTGAATCTAGAAAACTCGAGGCCGTCGTCAGAGTAATTCCTATTCCTGTTTAAAACAGAGCCCTGTACCCCCTCATCAGTTATGGTTGGGGCTTCTATTAGAGTGTAAGTGGTTTTTAACGTAGAGGTTTTCCCTGTGGTGAAGTTCAAAGGGTTCCCCCCCACTCTCCACAAGGCGACCAAGTCATCGGACTGGTCTTCAAGCAGGGTCGACAGGAAATAAAGATCGCCTGATTCTTCTAATCTTTCGAGTCTTGTATTTTTTGGTTTTACATTATTATTCACGCTAATAATGGCGGTGTCCCCAGAGTCAGCACACCTGGCATAGTGGATAGTCAAAGCGGACGCGGCGTAAGAGGTTAAAATCCCATCGTTGCTACTTGGCCTATAAACTCTTTTTGCCTGGGTGAGTTCGGCCTCTCCTGGCTGGCTTTCCCCAGACCAAAGCCTTACGTCTGAGCCTCCAGAAAGGCCGTCGTTCTGTTCATCTAACCAAGCGGAAATATCCTCCCCGGCAGAAGATATCGGGGTCCAATTCTGGCCATCAAGGCTATATTGATTATTCATAGGTTACCACCCCCAATAATAGGAGATTTTGTTTTAAACATGCGGCCGGTATCAGCATTCTCCTCCGAAGCTTTTTGATCTGAAAAAATGTCAAGCAAATCATTGTAATAAGAAACTAAATCAGCCAAGCTTTGATACTCGGTAGAGTCTGCTCCACCATCGAGCTTTTTAATTCTCATTTCATTACCAAGCTGGGCGACAACCCTTTTTATTGCTCGGCAAACCGCAGAAGCCTCACCGTATGTATCTATTAAGTCTGAAAGTACAGCGTCGCTAATAGATAAGGTCTCAACTTCATAATCATCCGCAGTTGCTGCACTTGTTACTTCGGTAGATTTGTACTCCCCAGTGTCTGCCTGCAAATATGCTGTTTGGCTAACCGGGCTTTCTGGTAAAGAAGCGGAATCACTTACCTCAGCAAAAGAGATAAATCCGGGAGGGTCAGCAATTTTAATCCTTAAATCAAAGATTTGGTCTTGTGTAGCCATGCCTTATCATAAAATATTTTAAGTTTTTTGTCAAAAGGGGTTGAATTACTAGCAAGGTTGGTTTATATTTAGATCATCAATGATGAGCGGCAACGCTGCGAAGGATGAAAAGGTGGGAAAAACCCAAATCGAAGAAGAATTAATCACAGTAAAGAACTTCCGTGCTTCCTGGGAAAACACGGATCTGACGGCAACTATACCGGCTTATTCGGCAGAGGAAGTTTACGGGATGTGTGGGCTGTTTTACTTCGACCAAGAGGGCAAAGGGGAAATGCCTTGCCCCGTTTATGTAGAGGAGGTTGAGTAATATGGACGATAAAGTATTTTATGGTTTTTGCGAAACGCTGTTTACAATTGTTGTCACTGAAATTGAAGAACAAAAAGCCCTCTCTTTGGCTTCCCGGGAAAGGATAATGAAACGTTTGTTCCAAGGGGTGAGTGAGGATATAACCTGGCCGGTGCAACAACGTCTATTTAGAGAAAGGATCATCCGTTAAGAATAATATCATATAAGGAGGTTGGCAAAGATGCCTGAAAAAATCAAAAAGATCCCCGGCCCAACGGCAAAAGACCGGGCGGGCTTCCTGAAAAGAGTAATGGACAGTCGGAATTTAACCAGACACGGAGCAATCCGATTGCTGGCCAAAGAAGCGGGAGAGCGGGACGAAAGCACCACCCGCCGGTTTTCTGCTGAGTCGACCCAGAACCACCGGGACTGTCCGTTTTCGCTCTGGAGACTGTGGCATTTGGTCTTATTTAAAGAAGATGTCCTTGGCTCTGGGCCTAGGGGCCAAAGATACTCCGGTAATGTAGGGGTGGAAACTGCGAGGATTGAAATTTACTGTCCAAGCTGTGGCAATTATATCGATCAGGAAATCGAGGTATATAAAATTGAGGATATCGTCTCTTTACAGTCCCGTCTGTCAGAGTTAGAACGTGAAAATCTTCAACTAAGAGGGAATACCCTATGAACCGCCGAGACATAGCAATTTACAATTTTTGGATACTTGTTAAAGAGTTCGGAGAGCGAAACCGATTTTCGTTTCTTTCGATCATCGGGAAAAGGAAAGCCTTTCGGGCTAAGAGGTAAAGAATGATTTTGTCAGATCAGATTAATAAGGATACTGCGAAAGCAACCAATCTATTTCGTAGGGCCACTGGCCATTTTAAACGGGCAAATATCACCATGGAAAATTATCTTCAAGAGATAGGAGAGCCGACATGCAAAAGCAGAAGCAAAAAGGTTAAGTCTTGAAGTTTGGCGATATCTTAGGGACCATCCAGACATAGGATATAAGGAGGATCTTCCGGATATTCTATACTCGCAAATACGCGACCTTTGCGCTTGCTGTCCTCTTTGCCAGTACGACAAAGTTGAGGGAGACTCAGACTGCATGTTGTGCCCTCTTTACTTCTACGACAATAAATGTGCCGGAGGTGAATATGCAACATGGTCGCGCTGCCTTTCTGGCAGGGGAAGGCGTGAATCGGCAGCAAAGATAGTCAAGATGATCGAGGACTGGGACATAGGAGATAGGCAGGAACGCTTCGGAGGGTAAAAGGATGGACGAAATCCAAATTGAAGTTAAAGGAGAAAGGTTGTGAAGCAAACGAAATTTGATGAGATTTTAGCAGCGCACGAGCTGTGGCTTAATACAGAAGGGCGTGAAGGGGCTCGTGCCAACCTGATCGATGCCAACCTGAGCGGTGCCAACCTGATCGGTGCCGTCCTGAGGGGTGCCGACCTGAGTAAAGACGTGGATATCTGAGATAGGAAGGAACTATATCATACTGTATTCTTTTCAATCAAAATATAAGGAGTTATTGAAATGGTAAAAGTAATAGGTGTTATTTTAATCGTCGGGGTGTTTTTTCTTAGCGGCTGCAAGAAGGAGCAAGAAGAACCGGTTCATGTGGAAAGAGCCTTAAAGTATTCCGAATTTGACGATGCTGGCGGGTTCTACGGGATTTAAGCTTTTGGCCCCGGGTTATATCGGGGCCAAAAGCTTAAAGTCATGGATAGCCGGAAGCCATATATTTTAAAGGAGGCGATATTACATGATTTATGCTCCTATAGTAGTTAAAAAAGAGTCGGTGGATAGGGTGCGGATAAAGCGTTCTGTTGAGTTAGAAAAATATCATTTCTTCTTATTGGTTATTCCTGGGTTAGAAATAGATATAGATGAAGCAATAGAGTATAATAAGGAATCTTCTTTGGGGTGGATTTATTCTAGCTTTTTTCTCACAAAAGGCTTCGAAAATCTTCCCCCGGAATTCACTTGTTATATTGTGGGCGAATCAGAAGAGGATAAAGGACGTCAAATATGAATATTGAAGAAATGGTTCTTGCTATAGTAGCAAGTACGTTAGTGGGCCTGTTGGTAAGATTCACTGTCGTAACCTTTCTAACAGCGGAGGGGGGAAACTCTGTCAGGAAAAGGAAAATCTACATATCCGGGCCGATAACAGGTGATCCTAATTACAGGAAGGTTTTCAATTATTACGAAGAGGCTGTGAGAATTAAATTTCCTGAGGCTGAGATTCTTAACCCTGTTACCTTCTGTGCTGATATCCCCGATGGGTCAAGGTGGGAAACTTACATGGACCGGTGCCGCATTGTCCTCCGCGAGGAGGCCACAGATATCTTTATGATCCCAGGGTGGACAAACAGCCGAGGAGCGCAGGAAGAGTTTGAAATATCACGTTTCTTGAGATTGGGGAGGGTTTACTCCTCCGATCTAGGGCTGAATGAGACGGTGATCTTATGAGAACGATAAGGGAATCATATTTAATTCAAAGACGGGCTATAGGGATCATGGCTATGGCGTTAGGGGCCCTATTGATATTGGGGGCTCAGACGGGAGGGGCTTCCCCTATAGGGGTGAGTATCTCGTCTTACGCCTGGGCAAATGACCACGCAATATTCGACGCTGTTCTAGCTATCTGCGGGTCGTTTTTGATCTTCTATTCCGGGTTTGACACGACGGATAATGTGATTACAAGTCTGGCCGGGGTTTCCTTTATCCTGGTAGTCTTATTCCCGTGCATTGGCGGGAATGGATACACCTTTCTTTTCCTGTCTCCAAGGACCACAAGCATCATCCATGGTGGGGCGGCGGCGGTAGGGTTTGCTTTGCTTGGGCACATGTCTTTAGTACAATTCCCTAAATCAAGCGGTGAAGAAACAGAGAATAAACGGGCCAGGAACATAGTATACCGAACCTGCGGGGTAATTATCTTTGCTTCAATTGGGGCCATCGGCATTATAACGATAATTCCAGGGGCCAGAGAATACACAGACAAGATCCGGCTGTTCCTGTCTCTTGAATTAATCATCCTTGGAGCCTTTGGGATATCCTGGTTGACAAAAGGGCAATCAATTTTCCCAGACGAAAAGGAGAAAGAAGATCTCTCTTAATTTTATTCCGGATGTGACCTTTACACTGAATAAAAGAGCCCGCCTTTCGGCGGGCTCTACTTAATATGATAATGAAAAAGATTAAGCGTCAGTAGGAAGAGTAATTTCCACGATGTACCCCTTCCCAGAAGTACCGCCAGAGTATGAACCTCCGAGGAAATCCTTTATCCAAACCCCGTTAACCCTATACCACATCCGCTCCTCAGTGGAAGCTTGTAATACTGAGCCTTGACCAGTTTCAAGGGTAAGACCTCGCTTGTTCATTACAAACAAAGATTCATAAGGTACATAAAGATAAGCTATCCCCTCAGTTACACCAGGGAAAGATACTTCTTCTTTTCCGTAAGTGTAACCATCCATAATACCTCTGTCATATTCAACGATAGTGCTGATAGGAAGAGACTGGAGGTTCATGGTTGATAAAGATCCGGTGGCACCGCCTATTGTCAACTGTCCAGAAAGCACTCTCTCAAGATCCCACCGGTTCGCGGAATTGCAAAGTAAGTACATTTCATTTGTAACAATCTTTCGATTAGTCTGTGGGTCTTCCAGGGCCACCAGTTTTTTCACAGCTTTACGGATCGTATTATACATAAGCACATCATAAGTGGCATCCGAGGTAGTATCCGCTGCCTGCTTCTGAGCAGAATCAAAAGTTGTAGCGACAATTTGGCCTATGATGGCTGCGTTTCTAGCGTCAACATCAGCATCAGCAGCGGCCTGGTTGACCTTAGCGATTGTGTGTACCTTATTGAACAACAGATTTTCAAGGGTGTCTTTCCATCCAACAGCCTTTATAGTCTGGACGAAAGAATCAGTGCCGCCGAGTTTCTGCTGAATGAGATTTACACCGTCGTTAGTCCCGGAAATTTCGCCCATAACTGCAACATATCTGTAGAAATAGTTGACATTTACCGTTTGGTCGGAATCAGGATCGTTGATTTCCGTGGCAAACATGGAGGTTAAATCACCACCATCCTCGTCCCTTCTGGTAATGTCAAGATACATAGCGCCGATTAAGGCCTCTATTGCGGTTTGCCCTGGATATTGCGCCGCATTTAGCTTCTTTGTGTCTTCCTTTTTCAGCTTATACCCTTCCCCGTTGGCTTTAATCAGTTTCTGTAACTGCTCTATGTCAGCCATAACCTTTGCTTCGCCAGCGGAGCCGTTATACACGGCCTGGGCGGGGATCAATTCGATCCTACCGATTGATTTTGCATCATGGGAGGACAGATTTTCCTTTGCGGAACCCGTAAACATATTAACGAGCTTAACCTGTCGCTCGTTCACTTTCTTTTCCGCCAGAGTCCTGGCGTTAATAACTCTAATTTTAGACATTCAAATACGCCCCTTATTAAGCGGAGATCAAATCGGCATTGCGATTGACCAGAACCAAGATCACACCCTCAGTGGTTTTTACAGTCTGGAGTGTGCCAACGAGATAATCGGCAGCAGCGGAAGTATCAGAGAAATCCCCTGTAGCGGGGTCCCAATACACCGGATTATTCACCGTATCGAAAGTGTCAGAACCGGATAAAAGGTTACTCGTTTGCAAAAGCAGATTGTCGGCGTTATGGAACGACCCGATTTCGCCAGATACAATCGCTTCGTCAGCAATCAGACACATCCCGTTAATCACAGTGAATTCATACTGGGCCAAGTCGGCACCAGTAGAATTGTTTAAGCGGACATGATCCGCTTTCTCTTTTTGAATATAAACAGAACCCATTAAAATCCTCCTTACAGAACGACTGGGCCGGAAGCCTCAGCGGGTTTCTCGCCAGAATCCGTGATCCGGTTGTAATCCGAATCCTTATTCGCCAAATCGGAAGCGAGTTTTTTGAAAATCTCGGATTCCTTTACCTCGTTGATTTTCTCTTCGGTAAGCTCACCATCTCCGAGAAGAGTTGAGGCAAAATCCCTGGCATGGTTTACCGCACCAGTTTCTTTGTTGGTTTTGGGGCCGAAAAACTCAGTCATCTTAGCCTCTCTCACGCTTTCAGCGTTAGCCTTTTTCTCTTCAATGAGCCCTGTTATGAAATCGATGGGATCAATCTCTCCACAGAGCTTCTTGACGCGGCCAAAGGAGGACAGCATTTTACTCTGGTCCTCTGTAATAATTTGATCACTCAAGCCAAGGGACTCGGCAATCTCAGGAAGAGTTACCTCGGCGTTGGTCTTGAGTGTTTTCAGAGTCGCGAGGACTTCTGCTTTTTTACTCATAATATCTCCTTCGCCGGAGTCCCGGCTGTTTGTCTTTTGTTCCATGGCTCCCTCACCATATCCAACGGCGTCATTTCTTTCTCCGTATAAAGATTCTACGACATTCCATTCCCGGGTCCCGTCTATATCCTCGATAACATCACGGGTGTAAGCGACCAAAGAATAATCAACCATTCCTGTTTTGTTCTCTTTGATAAAAATAGAGTTGTCCCCAGATTCCCCAGAGGGTGGGATGTAATTTTTAAGAAAGGCAGTCCCGGAACCGTCTCCGTTTTTCTCTATTTTACCACCAACTAAAAGGAAATCTGTTGCTGCCCTGGCTCCCCATTTTGTTTCGTGTCCATCTTTAGACCCGGGGATAAGCTGGGTGTTTAGTTTCCCGATGAAGGATTCCCAAAAAGATTCGAGGTAATTATACCCGTTTGCTTTCGTAGGGTATTCTATTTTTTGAACCTTGTAATAAGGAGATTGGTCTCCGTCCTGCCACATCGCCAGCTTTTCGGAAGGGACGAGCGTCGGGATTAAATCAGGGGATAGAGACAAAGTGTCATCGCCCTGTTGCCGCAAATTGATTTTTTTTGCTTTATCTGCCATAGCTTAATCCTACTCCCTTTAGCACAAATATGTCAATCACCACGACCATTCCCCCGTATCAGCATGATGCCAGAAGGTATATACTATAGCTGAGGTAACAAAATACAGGATGAATTCAAATGGTGTCACCCTCGGGAAAAAGAAGACAAAAACGCCAACTGCCGTCGCTGTCCCACTCCCTATGTAAGTCATCCATTCGGAATTTGTTATAGACTTACCATTCATCTCACTAGGGAATCTAATTCTTGATATTTCAATATCAACAAGATAGACTAGATCAATCAAGAACCACGACACGAACCCCTGGGCTCCAATAAAAAACGGAATAAAGTATGCGAGAATTATTGATAAAACAAAAAATATGGGGGTCATAATGAGTACACCGTCCTATACCAAGTATCGAGATATTCAGGCCCAGAACCTGGGCTCCACGCTTTAAGATCAGCAACAAAATCACGCTGGTCCATAAGGACCGGTTCTCTGTAGCACATGCAATTGGGGTGTTGATAACCAAACGCTTTGATTTGAGAATAAGTATAAGGGCTTCCGGTGTCCAAGTCAATACAGCGCTTCCCGGACGCGTTCCGGCTGCCGTCAGGGTCGGTAGGGTTCCCTCTATTCTTGACCCAATTATATTGATCCCTACAAGATGGGTTAGCTAAGCCGTTTGCAATTTGGCCCTCTTGCAATGAAGCGTATAATTCAGACCTAGCCAGCCTTAAAGCCCGCCAATCAACAGTGCCGCTTATTCGCGCCTTATATTCCCCGGTTCCGGGGACAAGTTTACCATAACGTCCGGCCGTAAAAACTGCGTCTTTCCCGTCAGAGATATAAAGTTGGATATCTTTTGCGATATCCACGACATCCCTCCCCTGGGCTTGACCAGTCAAAATGAGGTTCTTGATTCTATACTGGTAATCTCCATTAACCCCCACGGGGCGGCTTTGAAGGTCGAAAGTTTTCCATACCCGGTCGGAAAAGGTGTACCCATCCTCGTAAACCCGGTTAGCTGTTGCGGTTAGGAGTTCTAAATTAACAGCCGCCGTCAAAGACCTAAACCCTGTTCTTGTTATCACGTCTGTCCCAGATAAGGCAACCGCGTCCATAACCGCATCCTCATCGACAGCAGCGAAATTCCCATATGCGGAACTTATAGACGAGGCTGTAAGGTCTACGGTCGCCTGAGAAACCAGGTTCGCCCCCTCCTGTAGCTGGGCTTCTATTGCAATCCAGGCATTTGAAGTTAAATCAGACAGCCCGTCGGCCGTAGCGTTTGCGACTGCTTGCGACGCGAGTTCTCCAGCTTCTTTAAATACTTTTAAGAGTTCTCTACGTGTATTGGCAAGGATCTTAACACTATCAGCCTGGGCTGCCTTGTATGCTTTTTTGTATTCTGCGGATGTCATTGGTCAAGCAACCCCGCAGCGTTTAAAGCCTCTGTCGGGGTTGCTTTGGCGCTAACTATATGGGAAATCATCCGGCCAAGTCCGTCGTTAAAAGAGTCTAGCTCCTCTTCTGTTATACTCGGGAAGATAACCCGCCATAGGCTGTGCAACTGGCTGGGGGTTATCCCGGCAACGGTCACTAGGTTTGAGATTGCCTCAGAATATTGCTTAAATATTTCCGCCTTTGTTGCCTCACTTGTGGCGTCCAGGACATCCCACGTGACTTTAACCGAGACCCCCTCGGGGATTTCGAAAGCCTGGGCCATTAACCGGGCCGAGGCGTTAAGGAGTTGCGTATAGGGGTCAACCTTCTGCTCTTGCTTGTCAGCGCAATATTGCATAAGGATTGCCATATTCTCCTCTACGCTCGCGAGGTTCCCCTCAGTCTTGAGACCCCACGCAATTTCCGGGATTCCAGACAGCTCAACGAGTTTGTGGAATATTGTTTTCAGCTTTGTCTCATGCCCAGCGGTAGCATCGCTTGGGTGGATGAATTCGGTAGTCTCCCCCTCTTGGTTAACAATTAGGTCTATCTCCCATATATCAAGGGAGTCTATATCAGACCCATCAGAGGAGAATCCGTTATTCGAAAGCCAATCAGTCCAATTCGATACGGTTTGGACCATTTTTGTCGTGAATTTTGCCAATAATGTTGACTCAGACAAATCAACATCGTGGTAATTTTTTAAATCGGCGAGAAGCCGCTCATAGTCCGACTTCCCACGGGCCTCATTTACTTCTGGGTTGTTCGCGAATGGGATAGGGAGAACCCCAGCCGTATTAACAACAATAGAATCATCCGGAGCATACGACCCCGAATATGTGGTCGTTACCGTTTTTTCTGTATAGACAACGGCTTTTGTCACCGTGTTTGTCGTGTCGTAAACCAAATCTTCAACCGTGATTTCTTCTTCGGTCTCGACACGGACCACCCGCTCCTCATCAAGAGCCATCACAATCTTAGAGACTGATTCGTCGGGGATCATTCGCCACGAGAGACCTGTCTCTCTATACTCTGGGTATACCCAAACCGTCCCGTCCCGGTGTGATTGGGTATGAATTGCTCTAACTTGCTTTTTACGATCAAGGATGACCTGTTGCATGACATCGGTCAAATCTTCATCACCTGGGACACTCACTACTGGCACACCCATAAACGACACAGGGACGTTAATAATATTGAACCCAAACCCTGCTAGCTTCATACCTTGGAAAGTGTTGTTATAGATCCCTTTTGTTAAAGCGGAGTTACAAGAAAGACCGTTCGTCCAATCGACTATGGCTGCCGTTGTCCTGCGACGGGCAGTCTTCATATGACGGTCGTTATCTCTATTTGATCTGAACCAATGAAATCTCATATCTCACTATACCCCCTTATCGGCGCCTACGTCTAGCCATAGCGGATCTAGCCCCATGCGGAGCGTTTCCCCCTGACCCAGTATAAAAGCAAAGGAGAAGCCCGTCGGCCTTATCCGGAGACTTCCCGTACCTTTTTTTGAAGTCTTTTTTTGACTCTAGTTTATATCTCCCATCTTTGAGATAATCATATTGACGTTCTGATAATTGGTCCATCAAATCGTCGTCATTCGGGATATCGGCTTCCTCGACAGGGAATTCGAACCAAAGTTCCGTACTGAAATCGTCGTACTTGTCTTTATCCCCTGGGTTCGCCCCAAACTGGATTTCCCTTACGTTCGCTTGATACTTCTTTCGGAGGATATCACAAACCCCTCCACCGTTCCCGGTCCCGTCAACTACAATTTCCACAGCTCTATCTCGCCCGATGAAAGCCCATATCTTATCGGCAAGCTCCCAGTTGTCAAGGCCATTATAGCTCTCGTGGGCTTTTACCTTCATCCCGTGTCGAAGATACAACTCCGAGTCGTCATCCCCAAACCGGGCCACATCAACACCGCAGACCTTCTGCCCGACAGGGGCCATGATATTCCGATTCATAGCTGAACGGATAGCAACCCTTGACAGAACAGAATTGAACCCTTGCTTCTTTGGTTTCCCTCCCCATTTGTGTTCCGCTATATCTGGCCTTGTTTTGTAATCATGCTCAAGCTGCCTTTGCAGGATATCGGGGAACCATGGATTATCTATTTTACCAGGCTCAAGGGAAACCGTAATCGTCCCAGGGGGCGGGTTGACGAAAAACATTTTGTAGACCGGGTCCATGTCTTTGTTCCGGTTGAAAGAGGCCCATATTTCGGCCTTTTCCTTCCGGAAAGTGGGGAGGAGGATATCCCAAACATCCTCCGTAATGTCTTCACATTCTTCGACCCAGCATCCATCGTACCCTTGTAGTGATTTTTTACCTTTGGCCGATTTAACGTCCTTAAGGCCCATGAACTTGAAATATCCACCGGTTTTTGTATTTTCAATTTTTGAATTAGTCGGAATCTTCCTCCACCCATCATATTCAAGACGCTCTACTGCCTCCCATATTGCGGCGAAACTGGATTCCTCCAATGATTCTTGGATTTCCCTAGCATTAAGCCATTTGTGGATCTCGCCATATTCCATCTTTTGGACCAACAGAGAAGCAATGCTAGTCGTTTTAGCCCCAGCCCCGCGTCCTCCGCAACAAGCTTTATACGGGGCTGGTTCCCGGAAAACCTCTAATTTCGGGGCAACCTTTTCCCGGTCCTCTAACTCCAAGAGTTCTAATAATTCAATTTCCTCTTCTGCCGTTAAACTCATGAGTCTCGCTTTTTCAGGAGGTACGCGAGCCTTTCTTTTGCTTCCTCGCGGCTTACCTCCTCTTTTGAATCTCTCGATTCAGGTGGGGCATCAGAAAGGATAGCTAAATATTTTCCGAGCAATTCCAGCCCTTTTGTCTTGGAGGACAATTTGACGTTAGTGGTGATCTTCTCCTCTTCCCCTCTATCGGAAATCTTCGTTACGGTGCAAGTAGAAATTCCCTCCACTGCCCCAGCTATATCATCATCAAGAGTAGAAACGTCTTTAGGAGAGCCGTCGTCATTAAGTGCTTTCCGAATATCCGAAAATGCGACTTTCTTTGTTTCTTCAAGCCACTGCAAGGTGAGCTTTTCCGTCTCTGACAAAAGGGCCCTAATCCGCTTTTGAATTGCTTCTTGAACATCAACACGTTTCAACAGCCTCTGGCCCGAGGAATAGGCTGTTTTTGGCGAATAGTCTGCGTCTTTTGCGGCTTGTGTAGCATTGAACTTATTGTTCACATAATGTTCCACGAAGATTTCCATTTGCTTTGTCATACCAACATACTAGTCCTATTCTACCCTCATTATCAAGCCTAATTTCCGTGGAACAGGCTGTGGTAATCGTTAAGTTCTTATATAATAAGCAGTTACTTTAGAGATTACATCCGTCAAGGTAATAAAATAGGCGTTTACCGAGCCGTTTGGTAACAGTTAATTCTTTTTATAGTATATAGTTGTTAGTGATTTTAACCAATTTTACCTAATTTCTAGGGGGGAGAGCTATATATATAGAAAAAGGCAAAAGGTGAGTTGTTACTATACAAATGTAAGGTATCCCTATAGTAAAAATAGAACCCTATCATGTATGGGATCTGTAGGTAATGTAATCTCCTTATATATTACTTACTTACTTACTTTTAATTTATTATATTATATATATTTATATAATAGCGATACCGTTACCACGGATTACCAAATGCTGATTTTTAGCGCTCTAGTTGCCGTTTTTGGCAGTTAGAATTACATTTAGTTACCATGGCTTGATTACCTGGGACAGTTTGCTTTGAGGCCACTTTAACGACTTATGGTAAAAGTTTTGGTAATTTTGGGTTGACGTGGATTAGGGTATAGATGTAACCTTGTTAGTAACGAAGGAGTACCATAGATGGAAATAACAAAGGGTGAGATAAAAAGCATGGGCCCTTGTAGAGAGGGTTGGGAGTGGTATCTTGATCATCAAATTGAAGATCTTAGGGCTTTGGTTTTGACGGTTAACAGTGCGGAAGATGCTATAGATGAAGATGGTGAATTCGCTGGTACTGCCTGGGCGTGGTGGATTTTGAAAAATGTTCTGGCTGATAAAAAAGAAATTTCTGTTAAAGTTGCAATATTTGCGGCAAGAATTGTTCTTGAAAATTGGGTTAAGAAATTCCCGGAAGACGATAGGGTTTTGAATGCTATAGAAGCGGCGGAAGATTGGTTAGAAAATCCAAGTCAAAGAAATGCGTCCGCCGCCTGGTCCGCCGAGTCCGCCGCCCGGTCCGCCGCCCGGTCCGCCGAGTCCGCTGCCTGGTCCGCCACCCGGTCCGCCGCCCGGTCCGCCGCCCGGTCCGCCGCCCG